GTATACCCATGCGCCTGTCATCGTCATGCCTCCTGAAAAGGAAAGAGGGACGCAGTCTCTCATGGACCGCGCCCCTCCGTTGACGTTGCTCTGCCCTCCGCTCAGCTCAGCTTACGGGCAAGGCTCGCAAGCGCAGCTGCCCACGTCCATGCAGTCGTACAGCACGGTCGCGTCCTGGTTCTCGATCAGCACGTCCACGCGGATCGTCCAGATCAGGAACGTCCGACCCTCGCAACCGTTGCGCCACCGCTCGAACGTCATCTCGCGCTGAATGCCGAGCACGAGGTTGTCCGGGTCGGCAAGGAACATGAACGTTCCGTTGCTGCCGACCGCCGAACCGACCGAGCAGCTCAGGATGTTCGTCGGAAGTAGCGGCACCGACACGAAGGGCAGTCGACCCAACTGCGGATCGACCTGGCCGGAGAACTGCGCGTCACCGCCCGGCGTCTGCCGAGCGCGAACCACGCCGTTCCAGTCCCAGATCATGTCATCGGGCATGAACAGCTTCAGGTTCCGGTTTCCACGGTACTGCGTGGGAAGCGCCTGCATCATCTGCTGCACCTTGCACGCAGTGATGAAGCGCGTGTCCGTGGCCGTCAGGGCGTTCAGCACGTGACCGCCCTGGAGCTGCTCGTAGAGGTTGTCGTCGAGCAGCATCGCCGACGCATCCACGAGCGTGGAGGTGTACGCCGGACTCTGGCCGAGTCCGAGGCTCGCCATGAGCACCCAGACCTCGAGCTCGTTCGCGAGCTGCTTCGCGGCCATGCGCAGGAGATGATCCTCCAGCGCTGCGCCCTCGATGTTCGTGTCGAGCACGTCATCGCAGAGCGGGATCGCCGCCTTCAGCTCGTGCACGGACAGCGTCTTCCGCGTGCCGGTGATCGTGCCGGTGTCGCACGTCGTCTGGCAGCCGCCCGGTCGGAGCAGCTTGTTCGACACGTCGATGAAGTTGAGGTTCTGTTCGTTGCGGCTCATGCGGATGACCCGCATCAACCCGACGAGGACGGACTCTTCCTGCACGAAGTCGATGAGCCGGTCCGAACACTCCGGCTCCACGATCGTCGGTGCACTGGAGATCGTCACCGCCTTGGACGCTTGGATCATCTGCGGTCGGGGCGCCATGGCCAGGACTCCCGCCGCCCGGTCGAAGATCGACATGGTTCTGGTTCCTCCTTCGGGTGACGCGAGTTAGCGGACGTTCACGGAGCCGCGATTGACTCCGTAAGAGTTCCGCCGATCCTGCAGCTTCTTCATGCGCTCCACGTTCGCCTTGAGCTCGACCTGTCCGGCGGAGATCGGGATCGCCGTGCCGAGGATCGACGAATGCCGGTAGCCCTCGATCGACTTCCCGGCCGTGACCGCCTCCGGGTTGAGCACGACCTGCTCCACCTGCGACGTGCCAGGCTGCGAGCGGATCGCGGCGAGCGTCGACTCCAGCTCCTTCACGCGGGCGTGGAGTTCCATCTCGCCGGCGGTCGGGACGTAGGCGCCATCCCCGCCCTTGGCTTCAGCGGCCACAGGCTCCGCCGCCGCCGTGGTCGTCTCGGCCGCCTTCACCTCTGTGACAGCCGCCGCCGGCTTCAGCGCGTCGAGCGCCTTCTCGAACGCGGCGCACTTGTCGGTCATCGTGGCCTTGAGTGCGTCGAATTCCTTCCGTTCCTCGGTCGTCATGGCATCGTCCTCCTCAGAACCCTCGGCCTTGACGCCGAGAAAGCGCGCGATCGACTTGACCGCGCCCGTGACCTGCTTAAGCAGCGTGACCTGTTCCTCGGCCGCCGGGGCTTCCTTGAGACTGAAGATCCCGGCCGTGGTGCCCTGCTCCACAGCCCACGTGATCGCGTCCTCGATCGTCGTCCCCTCCGGGAGCGCGATCCCCCCCTCGGGTCCTGCCAGGTACTTCGCCTGCAAGAGCGATGCGATCGCCGCTCCGTTCCCGGCGCCGTGGAGCTCGTCCGCCTTCGCGACGACCTCAGCGAACGTCATTGGTTCCATGGCCTTCGTCTCCTCCGAATTCGTCTTGCCCTCGCCGCAGACCGAGAACGCGACAGCGAGTGCCTGTGCCTGATCGGGAAACTTGTCCCGGTGCGCGGAGTCTTTCATCTTCTCGGCGATGCAATCCGAAAGCGCATCCTTGCCCTTCGGAAGCCATGTACCCTCGGGCGCCTTGCCGAGAATCCGCTCGACCTCTTCGCGCGCCTTGTCCGGCGGAAGACCGAATTGGATGAAATTCTCATACAGCTTCAGCCACGGACTGCCGGGGCTCGCCTTCTCTTCCTCGCATGAGCACTTCCCGCCCTTGCCGTTGCCCACGACGACCGCTCGCTTCATGCTCCTGCCTCCCATGCCCTTGAAGAGCTTGAAGGGTTGGCGATTCGCGGGCAGCGAGACGCCCGAGACCTCGTCTACGTTGAGCTTGATGATCTGGGCGATCATTCGGGGACCCGCATTGACGGTCTGCTCGAAGAGCGCTTCGTCCAACTCCGCCAGCGCGGGTGCATCCTTGCCGCCATCCACGAGGATCTTCTTCGCGTACTCGCGGCCGGCGACGAGCGGCATCCGCGTCCAGTCACCACCCAGCGAATACCCGGTGATCTCCCCATTGAGGATCTTCTGCCACATCTCCTCGGACCACTGCGTGCCGAGCACCCACGTTCCCGGAACGGGGAAATCGCCGTCCTTCGGGCGCGACGTGAAGCTCTCAACCGGAACGCCCTTGCCGCCGAACAGCCGGTGCTGCTCGCCGATCGTGCCGAAGTGCTTCAGGAAGTTGTGCGCCGCATCCTCGATCGCGCCCTCGTCCGCGAACTCGCCCTGCGCATCGACCGTCCACGGCGCATAGACCTCGCCGTAGGTGATGCGCTTCTTCGCTTCGAGGAGGTTCGGCGTGAACTTGACGGCGCGCGTCCATCGCCCGTGCTCCGGTTCAGAGCCGCGCGGGTCCTCGAAGGAGATCGCCGATTTTATGGTCCAGGTGCCGTCGACTTCCTGCGCGAACTTAGACCGGACCGCACCCCAAGCGGCGATCGAGGAGGCCTGCTCCTTCTCGCCATCGGAGCCGGCGAACGTGCGGAACGCCGAGTTGAAGACGGAGAGCCAGATCATCTGAGCGTCTTTCGGAAGCTCGGTGACCGGCTCGGGAAGCGTGTCCATCTCGAACGGCATCGCGGCTCCAAAAGAGAGAGGGCCGGTTGCCCATCCCGAAGGATGCGCTACCGGCCCTCTGGCGTATTGCTTGGGGCTCTTGGGCGCGGAAGATGGCCAAAGCGCCGCGAGAAGTCAAGAGCTAGAAGCGCGTAACCAGCCCGCACTTCGGGCACTTGTGCTCGATGCCGAACGTACTTCGGCCGGGCGGGTACACGCGCTCCGGCGAGTAGGTCTCCTTGTTCATCGCCTTCCGCCCGCAGAACATGCAGCGGAGCACGACGTAGCGAGTGCCCGCGTTCGGCGGAGCGCCGCCGCTACTCTCCGAGCCATGGACCACGGAGGCTCCCCTCGATGACGGGACCGGTGGCGCACAAGCAGTTCACCACATTCGACGGGCTCGCGTCGGGGTCCATCGGGTGTAGCATCTCCTCCGGATTCCCGTCCGCATCTTCCACGAGGAACGGCTCGAATAGGCCGACGGTCTGACCGTTCGCTTTCCTGTGCCCCGTCCGCGTCTGCTCTACCAAGGCGGAGAGCCACTTCTTCTTCTCGACCCCGATCTCGGCGTACTGCTCGAAGGCTCCCATCTCGGTCACGATGCCCGTTTCCGTGCGCGCGATCGCCCGGGACCGTATCGTGGACAGGAAGTCGAACTCGTTCCGGAGCGCCCGCGACACTTCCTCGACCCCCTCGCCGTCCACGAAGAACCGGCGCGCGATCGTCTCCTTGATCGCGTCGAAGGTCGTGTCCGCGACGTCGCCCGCGAGCTTGTTCGCCCGGACCGACAGCGCATCGAGGATCAGGGGATTCCTCAGGTTGAAGCTCCCGGAGAGACCAACGGTCCGGATGATGCCACCGGCACCCGTCTCGTAGGCCGCGATCGACTCGCTCAGGAGTGCCGCCTCCAGATCCAGCTCAAGCTTCGTGAAGAGACCCTTCGACCTCGCCAGCGCACGCTCGACCAGGTGGTCTACCTCTTCAGGGACCGGGTCGGCGCGCTTCACTCCGAGGACGTGGAGAGCCTTGCCGTTGCCTGAGGCCACGTCCCGCTGCGCCGCCTCCCTGGCCATGTCGTCGAGGAGATCCCGGTCCGCGAGGAAGCGGCCGAACTCGTTCCGAAGCGTGACGGCCGGGTCGTGGATCTTCTTCCGGAGAGCCCGCTCGCGCGGCGCCCGGAGCCGTTGCGCGGATTCGTTCGTGAGCCGGCTACGAGCCATTCGTCGCGAGAGGTACGGCCGCGACCTTGGCCGCCTCGGCCTCCTGACGCGCACGGAACCGGCGGTACGCCTTGTCCACCGCCACCGTAGGCTGAACGATCGACCGAACCTGCGGCGCGATGGCCGGCGTCCCGAGAGGCGTGATGCCCGGCGTGATCCCGGCCTCCTGCTGGAGCGATGAGTCGAGCGGCGGGAAGAACTCCGCGAGCTGCGGCACGACGAGTTGAATCGGCAGGTCCGCCCACGGCTCGTCGAGCGGATCGAGATGCAGCTTCAGGAACTGGGTCGCGTAGGCGCGAAGCTCGTTGATCGTGAGCGCGCCGATGGACCCGATCGTGTTCGTGATCTGCGCCTCGCGCGCCTCGTCGATCGAATCGATCTCGTCGAACTTGAACTGCACCGTCTTCAGCCCGAAGCCGAGCGGCCGATCCGAGTGAAGGATCGCGTTGAACGCCCGCTCGACCATCTCCTGAAGCGGCTTCACCGTGGACGTCTTGTAAATCTCGATCTGGGATTCGCCCGTGCCGCCGCCGAGGTTGCCGGACTCGATGATCCCGATACGGTTCGGCATCATGCCCTGCGAGCGCACGATCTCATCCCGGTTGTCGATGCGGTATTGACGAAGCGTCTCGTCGTCGAAAGGTGCCGCCAGCCGTTCGAGCTTCAGCGTGATCCCAGTCGGCAACGTCGAGAAGAACGTCTTATAGTCGTCGCCCTTGATCAGGTTCCGGAAGTGCTCCTTGATGTCCTCTTCGAGCGCTTCGAGTTCCTTGTCCGGCACGTTGTCGGTCTGGCCTTCGAGCGTGATGACGTACTCGGGGAAGGCGCGGTTCGTGAAGTACCGGATGTTCCGGTCGATCGACATGGTCGTGCCCTTGATCGCGCGCATGGCCGGCACGATCTTCGGCACGCCATACCACGGACTCGCCGGGTGGTAGTTCCGGAAGTAGATCATCTCGTTCAGAACCGCGCCG